TATTTTAAGCCCATCAGCAACTACTATGTATATAGGTATTGTAGATACTGCGGATGATTCAAGTAATTATGTAGAAATTGACAACGTATCAGTTAAAGAAGTTACAAGAGACAACGTCCCTCGTATAGACTACACAGGGGGAGGGTGTCCGCATATATTAGCAGAACCACAGAGAGAGAATCTTATTCCTTATAGTGAGCCTACAACAAATGAAGGTGCAGCAGCTAATATTACTTATGAATCTTTTAGTTGGGATATAGGTTTTGAGAATTGTGTTGCTTTTGGAGATAACTCTGTTATTAGATACAGGTATGGGGGCTCAGTGACAAACGGAACTGAATACACTTTATCGGCTTATGTTCTTATGGATGATAATAGTGAACCTGTTATTACAAATAGTTCAGTAAGTGGAGATTTCAGTTTAAATATAGGTAACACAGTAGGGATAGGGACTAATAATGCAAATGTAAGTATGGGTAACAACATTTGGAGAGTTTCAAAAACATCCGTTGTTGCTCAAACTACTACAAATAATGGTATAATTAAATATACAACACAATCTTCTACAGGATTTAAAGTGGTCGGTTGGCAATTAGAAGCAGGCTCTTACCCTACATCATACATCCCAACCTCAGGAAGTACAGTTACAAGAAACCAAGATGTCTTTACAAGAGATGGTATAAGTAGTTTGATTAATGATAGTGAGGGGGTTTTATTTGTAGAAATGGCTGCATTAGCAGATGATGGAACTTATAGAACAATATCATTAAATAAAAATAGTGCAAATGATGAAGGCGTGAGAGTAAGGTTTAATACGACTACTAACACTATTAGTGGTTTAGTAAGAGATGGAGGTTCAGGTACTGCTCAAACCACTTATCAAGTTTCAGATACAAAAGATTTTCATAAAGTTGCATTTAAGTACAAAAGTGGGGAAAGTGAGTTATGGGTTGATGGGGTTAAGCGAGATACATCAGCAGATACATTTACTTTAGATTCATTAAATAATTTAAACTTTAATCAAGGAACTGCAAGTGATATTTTCTACGGCAAAGTAAAACAACTACAGGTCTACCCTACCGCGCTTTCTGATTCAGAGCTAACAATATTAACAACACCGTAATGAACATATACAAATTACAATACACAGACAAAGCAACGGGGGATGCTGACTTGCTTGCTAAAGGTACTTATGAAGTAGTAGAAGGTGAACAGGTGTACAGAAACGGTACACAGGCTATAGTCTATATAGGGCAGATAGTAGAAGTCCCTGCCACGTATGATGATGAGGGACATGAATTAACGCCCCCTATTTATTACGACGGAGTTTATTACGATTTAATGACATCAGAAGAAATTGACTTTGGGGTTAATGAAATCTTTCCTACAAACTGTGCTCACTCATTTTTAGGGTGGCCTCAAGATGCAGAAGGTACTGATATAGAACCAACAATTTTAACAACACCATAATGGAGAATTGGGGATTACGTCAAGAGATAGCGCTCTCAACAGGTACGTCATACAAAGTCACATTTACCGCCAAGCAATTAACGGGGGTAGGTGAGATGTATAGCGGGTTGGGATATACTGCGGTGCCTTTTTTCAATCAAGTAATTACTTCTTCTTTTGTAACATACACATACTATCAATCTCCAACCAACGTTACCGCCCCATATGACACAGTATATTTTGGGGGTAAGTTAGCTACGGGCGCAGAGGTAGAAAATACTTTTGAGATTAAAGATGTTCTCGTCGAACCACTCGGAGTGGATTGGATACTTGGAACGGGGTGGAGTATTGGCGACAGTAAAGCAATTTGTTTAGCTGATGGAAATTATAATGTTATAAATCAGTTGTATGTATTAAATAGCGGGAGTTCTTACAAGGTAACGTACACCGCTGACTTAAGTCTTATAACATCAGGTTCGTTAAAACTTAATGCGTTCAGCAATTCGGTAAGTGAAAGAACTGTGCTTGATGGTACAAATACAGCATACTTAACGGCAAGTGGAGCTTCTTTTCAGGTTAATATGGGAGGGGCTATGGGAACGGCAACAATAACAGACATCTCAGTCCAAGAGCTCGATAGCCCGCAGATAAAGATAGGTTCAGGAGCACTTACTTTGCCGAAGTTAGGACAAGGAGATAACACTCAAACTATAACTGACTCTGCTTCTATAGAATTCTATTTTTTGAGAGGTGGGGGCGATGTAGATTATAACGCTGATATTACCGATGTAACTGTTCGTGAAACAGGAATGGGTTGGGTAACCTATGGTTCTCAAGTGAATTTCTATAATGGATATACCGAGTTAGTTATTGATTCATCAAATACTAATGTAGGGATTTATCAAGAGAATGTTTTCCAAAGTGGAGTGAAGTATAGAGTTGATGTAACTATGAAAGCTACTGCGCCTTTCGATGCGGAGATAGTAGAAAGCAATGCAGCTTCTACTATAACTAGCATAGGAACTCCCTCTCTTACTACCGAGTATCAAGATTTCACCTACTACTTCACCGGGACAGGGAGCTATGACTTATTTATCCATAGATTATCTACAGCTTCTTCAGCAAACCAAACTATATATATCAAGTCTGCGTCTGTAAGACAAATGTCTGATGACACCATAACAGTAAACGCTTTATTTTAAAACCATGCCAATAGCTATACAAATAGGAAATATCGTAGGAGGAATGTCAGGGAGTGCTAAATAGTGAGTACATAAATTTGCTCCCTTAAAAAAGTAAGGAAATGGATATAATCGGAATATATGAGATAGTAATTCTATCAGCAGGAATAGTGGGTGTATATATTAGAATAAATAATGAAGTATCTAAGCTTAAAAACCGGGTATATACTCTCGAACAAAATAAACATGAGGTTACTGACATGTTAAAACAGCTTCAAGTAGATATTCAGGAAATAAAACTCCTCCTTGCTCGTAAACAGATTGACTCTTGAGGGATATAAATAAGTTAATAGTTCATTGTTCCGCTACTAGAGAGGGGATGGATATTAGTGTAGATACTATCAGGGGATGGCACGTAGTAGAACGTGGATGGTCAGATATCGGATATCATTATGTTATCTATTTAGATGGAACTATTATGCCGGGTCGCCCCGAAGAGGTACAGGGCGCTCACTGTAAAGGGTACAATAAATCAAGTTTGGGGATATGCTATATCGGAGGCGTGGAGATAGATGGTGTAACGCCTAAAGATACCCGCACCTCGGAACAGAAATCAGCTCTTAAAGCTATCCTCTTAGAGCTTAAGTCAGTATATTGTAGTTCTGTGGTGCATGGTCACCGGGATTTTTCTTCTAAAGCTTGCCCAAGTTTTGANGCTACCGCAGAGTATAAATGGATAAGCGAATACTACGATGCGGAAGAAGAGATTTAAAGAAACAAAAATCGGAGGATGGCTAAAAGATAAAGCCCCGGAAATTTTAAATGCAGCAGGCGACCTATTGCCTGACGCAGGACTTCTCGGTATGGTAGGGAAAATGATAGATAGTTCTCAGCTTAGTTCTGAAGATAAAGCTCTTGCCCATAGACAACTTACAGAGCTTTACCAACTTGAGGTAGAAGACCGGAAGAGTGCACGGAAGCTATACTCTACCGATAGCTCGGTTCAGAAAGTCTTAGCTATAGTCTTTACTATAGCCTACTTTTTACTTAGTTATATTATGTTTAAATATTTTATCGAAGAGGATATTTCTCTTGGAGAATTTGAGATAAGTTTTATCTCAACAATCTTTGGTGCTATGAGCGCAAAGGTAAATACGGTAGTAGACTTTTTCTTTGGAGGTTCATCTAAAAAAGACTAAATAAAAACCTGTATATTTGTACAAACTTTAATTATACTATAATGAAAAAATTAACTACTGAAGAACTTAAGAACGTTCAATCTTTCGTGGGGGAATTTAATACTCTTAAGATGAAAATCGGAGATGCTGTTCTTGCACAATCGACTCTTGTAGGTCAAGTAGACTTGTTGAAAGAAGAATACAATGCCTATGAGCTTACGCTTATGGAGAAGTATGGGAAAGATGCAGTCATTAATGTTCAGACGGGAGATATTACAGAAAAAGAAAAAGAATAAAGATGTCAAAGATTAGTTCATACTCTATTATTGCAACTCCTGTAGCAGGAGATATTGTTATCGGAACGGATGTTTCAGATAAAAGTAATAAAACAAAGAACTTTAATGTAGAAGATATAGCAGCCTTAGCTAAAAACGCAGGAGTTTTGGGTTTGTCTTCCTTTCAAGATAACGCTGCTGCTTTAGTAGGGGGACTTGCTATAGGTACACTTTACAGAACATCAGGCACAGGAGCCGCACCTCTGAATGCAGCGGGGATTGTTATGGTGGTTGTGTAATGGATATACGTAAGGTATCTATCGGGCCTGACTATAAGTCAGGCGCTATGCATTATATAGTAGGTCAAAGTATTTTAAACGGAGATTATCGTATACACCTTATACGCTCGGAGCAAGACGAAATAAAAATTTGGATAGAGAGAGATGCAGAAATTATCTTATGGAAATCTTTTACATCTACTATGCCTATTTCAATTGAATATAACATCAACTTTTAAGTAATGGATAAAACATTAAAACCTTATTTTTCAGCAGCCATTTCTAAAAATGGCAATCCTGATAAATGGTCAGGTCAAGTTAAACAAAGTACAATTAATAAAAGTATTTACAACAAACTTAACTTGAAAAATAATGACTCGTGAACAATCTATAAAATCTCAAATCGAGAAACTAACTATAGCTAAAGAAAACTCGTCAAGTTTTGATGAGCGCTTAGGATTGCACGACCAAATACACACACTACAGATGGAGTTGGATGGAGTTGCTCCGTCAGGACACAATCCTATTGAGTGCATAGGCTGTGGGTCATAATGAAATCACCTTTTAATTTTATTACAAAACCCAAGGGAGGAAGTCGATACAACAATTCCGTTAATTGGGATGGTGTAGAGTTCACAACCAACACCTCTGAAGAAGACCATAGGTTTTCGAATCGTATAGCCGAGGTAATAGAAGTGCCACTAGGTTATAATGGCCCAATAAAGGTTGGCTACCAACTGCTTGTTCACCACAACGTCTTTAAGTTCTATAACGATATAAAAGGTAGACGTAAAAGTGGGAGAAGTTTTTTTAAAGACGATTTATATTTTGTAGATACAGAGCAATTCTTTATGTACCACGATGGTGTAAAATGGAATGCCTACGATAGATATTGTTTTGTTTCTCCTATACCTACGGAAGATTGTTTTCTATACAAGCCCTTTAGCGAAGAACCCCTTATGGGTAAGATGCGTTATCCAAATGAGTATTTAAAGAATAACGGTGTAGTAGATGGGGCAAAGGTATCCTTTACTCCCGATAGCGAGTATGAATTTGAAGTAGACGGAGAGAAACTCTACCGTATATATGACCATCAAATAACTATGACTCTATGAACTCAAAAGAAATTAAATTAAAGATAATTGAGGCAGGTCATAAAGCTGTAGAGCAGCTTATAAAAGTAGCTAAGGAGCAGATTATTAAGCCTGACCCCGAAGATGACCTATCTGCGGATAAGTTAAAGAATGCAGCGGCTACTAAAAAGCTCGCTATATTCGATGCCTTTGAGATTTTAAACCGCATCGAGTCTGAGAAAGAGGCCATTGAATCGTTAGAAAAAGGTGACCCAAAAAATATCGATACTAAACAAGGATTTGCAGAACGAAGGTCAAAGTAATATATTACATAGGATTGTAAAAGATTATATTCCTAAGCATGTCTTATCTAAAAAGAATAAAGCTAAGACGTGGAAGTATGGCTATGATAAAAAATACGACCTTGTAATTATCTCTAAAGATGGAACGCTTGGGGAGGTCTATGAGATACAAAATCTTAGGATAGGATTGCCTAAAGCTCCTGAATCGTGTCTTCAAAGACACAGAAAAAAAGAAGAACAGTATTGGGAAAGGGTGGATTTACCTAAAGACCTGTCTAAAGTTCAGTCTATATTTCATTGGAACGAAAAGCATAAAGATTTTAAGAGTAGATATGTAGATTATATAGAACATGAGTTTATCTCTAGGGAGGAGGGCTTTTGGTTTATGAACAACGGAGCTCCAACTTATATTACCGGGGCGCATTATATGTATCTACAATGGACAACCATTGATGTAGGATACCCTGACTTCCGTGAGGCGAATAGAATGCTCTATATCTTTTGGGAGGCAAGCAAAGCTGATGTAAGGAGTTTTGGTATGGTATATCTTAAGATACGTCGTTCAGGGTTTTCTTTTATGTCTTCTTCAGAGTGCGTAAATACAGCCACCTTAGCTCGAGATACTCGTATAGGAATACTTTCTAAAACAGGTACTGACGCTAAGAAGATGTTTACCGATAAGGTAGTACCTATCAACAGTCGCCTTCCGTTTTTCTTTAAACCTATAATGGACGGTATGGATAAGCCAAAGACGGAGCTTGCATATCGAGTCCCTGCTTCTAAAATTACAAAGAAGAATATGTTTGATGTTGAGGACAATGAGATAGACGGTCTTGATACAACAATTGATTGGAAGAATACTGACGATAACTCCTATGACGGAGAGAAGCTCCTTCTCTTAGTTCACGATGAGAGTGGGAAGTGGATAAAGCCTAATAATATATTAAACAATTGGCGTGTAACTAAAACATGCCTACGTCTTGGAAGTAAAATTGTAGGGAAGTGTATGATGGGTTCTACCTCAAACGCTCTTAATAAAGGTGGAAGCAACTTTAAAAAACTATATGACGACTCTAGCGTTTTAAAGAGAAATAGAAATGGGCAAACGAAAAGCGGACTATACTCGCTATTTATCCCTATGGAGTGGAATATGGAGGGATTCATTGATAGATATGGTATGCCTGTACTTCATAATCCCATCTCCGAAATCCTCGGTATTGATAATGAGAGTATATCTCAAGGTGCTGTGGACTATTGGGAAGCGGAGGTTGAATCGTTAAAGGGAGATGCAGATGCATTAAACGAATACTACAGACAATTTCCTCGTACCACTTCACATGCATTTAGAGATGAGAGTAAGCAAGCTTTATTTAATCTTACCCGCATATATCAGCAGATAGATTATAACGATACCTTAATAAAGGAACACCACCTAACACAAGGAAGTTTTAGGTGGAAAGACGGGATTAAAGATAGCGAGGTTATCTTCTCTCCCGATAAAAGCGGGAGATTCCATGTTGGATGGATGCCTTCTAAGGGGTTACAGAATAGAGTTATAAAAAAGAACGGAGTTAAATTTCCCGGCAATGACCATATAGGTGCATTTGGATGTGACTCATATGATATATCCGGAGTAGTTGGAGGCGGAGGTTCTAATGGGGCTTTGCATGGGTTAACTAAGTTTAATATGGATGATGCTCCTAGTAATGAGTTCTTCCTAGAGTATGTAGCTCGCCCACAAACGGCTGAGATATTTTATGA